TCGCAGTCCCGTCGTCATTAGGACGAACAACAATCGGACGCACCTGACCAAACTCAGCATACGAAGAAGCGATTGAATCAACATCTCCCTTGCGTGGGTTATTAGGAAGTGGAATCAAAGTGTCTACGGGTACTGCAAGGTCTGTAATAGCCGAATGGATGTTGTGCTTCACTTCAGGAACTTCTCTAACTTGGAAACCAACACAGGCTTGTCATGCGCACCGATAATCATCTTTGCCATTTTCCCATCCTTGTAGATGAGGAGAGTGGGGATGTTTGTTACACCGTATTCTTTTGCAACCTCGGGGTATTCATCAATGTTCAGTTTCGCAACAATAACTTTGTCGCCATACTCGTCGGCAATCTCTTCCAAAACGGGAGCCAGAAACTTGCACGGCCCGCACCAGTCAGCCCAGACATCAACAATGACGGGAAGCGGGGCATCTGCGATGAATGATGCGTAATCTTTATCTGTTAGTTGTTTCATTGTTCCTCAGTTCTGGACTTGCGCCCTGACATTTGCATTCAAAGTGCGCAACGCATCAATGGATGTCCGTAATGACAGTAGTTTTTCACGCTTGGCTTTAACCAGCGCTTCTGCTATCTTGTAATCGTAGCCTTCATCGGACAGTTTGTAGTCCGACCATGCTTCTCGCTCACGGATAGAACCCTTTGCGGAGAGGTACTCTTTAGCCCAATTGGATTTATACAACGCTTCTTTTTTGGCATTGTCCTCGGCTAGTTGTTCAAACGCCTCAGTTTCCTGTTCCAGCATTTCTAGGAACCGAAGTATCTCGTTCTCTATTTCGACTTGTGAGATTGGTTGATTGCGTTTGTTCACATCTATCCTTCTAGTGGAGACCAGTCTACTTTGTCAAGTGCAGAAAGTTGCTCTTTCGTCCAGTCCCACTGCGAATCAATTCCCAGACGAACCATTCCCATCCGTTCAAGCACCCAAGCATCACACTCGTCGTTGCCCGAAGCCCCGCTGAAGATGATGCCAGTCTTTGCTGAGATGGCGGAGATAACTTCACCCTTTGATGCGTTTCCTCGTCCAGTCGCAAACTTCGCACGACAGGTGGGTGGGATTTCAACAACAGGAATGTTGCATTCAAACAATGTCATTCGGATACAGCCACCGAGTTCACCGATACTGAACGCTTGTCCACTTCGGGAAGCAAATGAGTAGCCTTCAATGAGGACGCAGATGATTTCGTTTTCCAAGCACTCATGTAATACAGTTCTTGTAATATCTGACAGACGCTCTGCACCTCGTGCTTTAGAGCGGATAACTCCAGTTACGCCGTCCATAGAGATACCTGTAGATGTGAGTGAGAGGTCAAGCCCCATCAGTTTCATCTTTCCCAGCCCCTCTTGGCTAAACCTAAGTCAAATGCGAGTTGAGGGTAATTGCCGATACGGGTATGGCAAGGACGACACACAGCCATCAAGTTCTCCTCGTCAAGGATAGAACCACCCTGTGAGCGACGAACGATTTCGTGGATGTCTTGAGAGGGGCGACAGATGTATGTAGCCAACTCATCATGTTGAGCAAAAACAGCACAAGCCTGACACATCGGGAATTCTTCTAGAAGCCGAGCAACCAATGGTCGCCGCAGCCGATATTCCGCTTCCTTCTTACTGGAACGCGGGCGCACTTACTTCCCGCGGTCAGCGCGGGGCTTGCGAGACTTCTGGTTCTCAGTAACAACCTTCATACCGCACTGCAAACAAACATTTGCCCACGGGTAATAACGACGCATGTTCGTCGGGTGAGAACAATCAAGTACTTCTTGAGCCTTTTCGTTGCAAGCATTACGAATAAATTCAGCCATTGAGATGTTGTGGAACTCAGCAGCATCTTTCCAACGCTGGTGGTCTTGGTCGGTTGCACGGAGCAACACCTGCTTGGAAGCAGGGTCACCTGGCGTTGAACCAGTCTTTGACTTACGGGTTGGAGCAATCGTGTCTGCGACAGCATTCATCGCTGCCTCAAGATTGTCTTCAGTTGGTTCTACGGGGCTATTACTCATCTTCATCCTCCACGACATCTGCGTCGATAATATTCGACTCTACACCACTATTGAGTCCATTAGCCCCATTACCTAGCAACTGTGAGATTGTGTCCATAGGCAAAACGCCTGACGAACCCATGATTTCCAGCAACTTGCGGACTTCCTGTTCGGGGTCAAACGCATTAACCGCAATGGCTTTGTCGCTTGCACCAGCAAAAGCAGCACGAATTGGCTGTCCTTCACCGATGTCCATCTGAATGTTTAGATTTGTTTGTTCCATGCCCAACAACTTTGCTCGTTTGTCCATAATTGACAGTGCCGTCTGGATTGCTTTCATATCTGGCTCAACCGTCACCTCAGTCCCGTCATCCATGCGAACCTTGCGGTGTTGCGTGAGGGGCCAGACAGACGACTGAAGTGCATCAAGTCGTTCAAGTTCCATACGGAGAACTTCGGGGTAAGCCATCAAGGCTTCGGAGTTGAGTTTCTGCAACTGCCTTCTTACAGCATTGCCAACCGCAGCCGTTGTCATCGTGAAACGGCGGGCAATCTCGTTCATTGGTACGCCTGCTTGACGCATCTTGTAGATACGCAGGTCTCGTTCGGCAAGGAACTCCCTCGTCAAGCCTTTGTTTGAATTGCTCATCAGTCCACTCTCATAAACTCTAAAACTTCAAAGGGGAAAACTTTCCCTCGTTTCATTTTAGTTGGAAACTGACGCTGGTCTCTTGCGCCTCGGAAGTGACTCACATTGTACACGAATCCTTCAACTGAGGTTGGGTCAGGTGTCAGTGAAAGACCAAACTCAGGCCAGCGTGACCAAACGGCTGAACCAAAAGGTCGCAAATCTCGTGAACCCATCGACGAACCCAGAGGTGCGTGATGCTCCAACCAGAGTGCACAGCCGTAGTAGTCCCGAATACTGTCCAGATACTTCGCCACCTCAATCGCAACCGACTCAGATGTTCGCCCACCTGGGTCTACAAACGCTTTGTACAGCGGACCTAAAACAAGCAGTTGGGGTTTTGTTTTCTCTATTGCTTCTTCAATAAGTGCACGGTCGCTTACTTTAAGCAGGTCAATACCAGCAGGTTTGATAAGTAAGTCGGCTTCAACTTTGCTTGCATGACCAAATCGTTTAGCCGCAGCCATAATGTTTCTGGAAGTACGACGAATGATTCGTTCTGGGTTCTCCAAGTCGATTGTCAAAGTACGCACGGGTGGAATCTTCGCCATCGTGAAGGGGTGAAGTCCCGCAGATGCACACAACGCAACCTGTCTTGCAAGCATTGTTTTACCAACACCTTCGGCGGCAACAACAATTACTCGTTCTTGCTTCTCAATAAGGTTTGGAATAACCCATTCGTAAGCGTCGCTTTCTGACTCCAACAGGAATTCTTCCCAATTAACATGCCTTGCTTGAGAAATGCTGGTTGTTGTACGACCAAATGAGTTCATCATGATTGATGCACGGTTTATGCGCTGGTCTTCAGTTAAGTCATCTCGTTCAAACAGGTTGGTGATGCCACGAAGAAGTTCCGACATCGGTTCTTCCTCGGGACTCGTGTCCTCTTCGTGAGGTTCTTCAGCAACATATTCTTCGTCGTTTGTCAAGTTTGCTTCAGAGAAATCTTCAAGGTCGTCAAGAGTTTTGCCTGCTTCAATTACATCCGTAACATCTTTGTACTTTGAAGGTGGTTGGAACATGACGACATCGCAACCGACTTTACGCAGTTCGCTCGCAACATGAAGTGCGTGTTTGCGCCCAACTACATCGTTATCTGTAACAATTACGACGCTTGCGCCTTCAAGTGATTCGGTGTGAATGTCAAGCCATACTCCAGCCCCACCTGTTTGTGTTGTTGCACACAGTCCGAGAGCGACGAGAGTATCAACATCTTTTTCGCCTTCGACTATCCAGATTTGTTCGTTGTGCGCAATCGCATTCGCAACCTGCGGGAGTCTGTAGAGAACCCGCGGGACTTCGCCCAACTGGTAAGTCCACTCCCCGTTTTCATCTGGACGGCGTTGGCGGAATGTCTTCTTACCTTCGCCATCAACAAAGCGTTGCTTCTGGAACAGCAGTTCACCTAATGCATCTCGGTAGTCATAACTTGCGACAAGAGTGAGTTTTTGTGGTTTAGTAGGTTCAGTTTTAACTTTGACTCGTTCTTTTTCTTCTTTAGATTTGTCTGGGAACATATCTTCTGGTCGGATGTCCATTGCACTGCAAATGCTTTTCACATCGCAAGGAGTTCCTCTGTGGCAGGTAACAAGAACACGACCATCATCGCCTTGTCCAATAGAAAGCGACGGGTTCATGTCATCATTACGACACGGGCATCTTGCAGCCCAATTAGCCCCGCTCTTCTTAACTCCCTGTAACTTGGAAAGAAATAATGCAACCTCTGGTGATGCGTAATCAGCCATCTATGTTCCGCCGTCTCATGTTGCGTTGTGCTCGGCGGGCAGTGGAACTCATCCCAACCATTGCTGTGTCGCTAAGTTGAATCCCGAAATGTCTGCGCCTTTGTTCCCGTTCTGTTTCTGAAAGCCCGCCCCAAATACCATGTGTTTCATGGCGGAGAGAGAACTCCAAACAGTTGTCCACGACTTTGCATTCACGACAAATGGATTTAGCATTGCGTGAGTTTTGTTTTGCAGTGCGTGATGCGTCTTCTGGAAACCACCAGTTTGTTGGCTGACCAACACATGCACCAGATTTCATGTCAAAGAGAAATTCTAATTCGGACAAGTGCCCCCCGTTTCGTTGCCAAACTATACAGGCGGGACTAACAAGAATCAAATCGTCTTTGCTTGTCTATCCGCTTTCGGGTCACGAAGTTCGTACAAACCTCGTTTGATTTTACGAAACAAATCTGGTCTGTCAGTAATAAACTTCAATGCTGTTGGATAAGAGATTTCGCCCACAGTCATAACTTCTTGTGCGGTTACTTGCTCAAACAAATGTTGTTGCGTCCAGTCAATGATGCTTTGATACTTATCAACACGCTTGACACGCTTTTCATCTTCGGGGATTTCGCTCATGAAACGACCCCAGACTCGCTGGTCTACAGAATAATGCTTAAAAACATCATGAACTGGGGTTGTGGGATTGACATCGATGCAATACCCAGCCCTCATCGTCTCTCCTGCAATGAATACAAGTTCCGATGGGACACTGGTTGCGTTGCCGTACTTTTCTAGGAACTCAACCCATGTGGCTTTATGTTCTTGCTTTAGTTGTTCTATGTCTACTATCATTTTTCTCCTTGTTTATTTATATTGGTACTTTATCACATGGGTGTGTCGCTGTCAAATTTAGCCAAACGCTTTGCAACAACGATGTCCATGAACACAACTACATATCGTGCGCTCAAGTCACCGTTGTCATCAACTTCGGTAATCACCTCAACTGATTCAGG